GCATGGCTAGGAACGCTATCGAGGGTGGCGACGCTGACGCTATCCGTATCGCTGCACGTGCGTATGGCTACAACGTTTCTGATGCTGAGATGCAGGCTGCACTGACTGGCGGTATGTATAACGGTGTTGCTGTAACTAAGGACTCAATTTTGCAGAAAGCACAGAAGTCAGCGAAAGGCAAGTATTTCCATTTGGCAGATCAGATTGATGCTGGTTTGTCGTTGGAAGATATTTTTAGTAGCTACCGCAATTATGCTGCTGATGCCTTGGAGATTGATCCGAACCAGATTGACTTCACTAAGGACAGCAAGTGGGCTAGGGCTTTTGGCACTAAGGAGACTGGCCAGATGTCGTTGACTGATTGGGTTACAACGATTAAGAGTGATCCTTCTTTTGGTTGGCAGTTCACGAAGCAGGCTAACCAGCAGTCCACGGATATTGCTTTGACTTTGGCTAGAGCATTTGGAAAGGTGGGCTGATGAGTGACATTTTCGGTATTCAGGAGCGGATGGCAAATTTCCCTGAAGCTGTATCTGCTGCTTCGCAACGCCTGCAAACACAACCAGCACCCGATTTCACGCAGATAGTTAACGATGCGTACGCCCCTAAGTATGGTTACTACACGCCAGATGTGGGCGGTACTGCTGGTACTGCTGGTGCTGGTGGTGCTGGAACCGGTGGTACTGGAACTGGTAGCGAAGGCGCAACAGTTGTAGACAGTTATTTTGAGGGTACTGGTTCGAGCCGTATGAGGATTACCGTATTTAGTAACGGCTACACCAAACGTGTTGCTGCGCCTGATGAAGAAATGGAAGCAGAAACCAAGCGTCGCAAACAGGATGCCCGCACTACAATGGCTTCAGTTCTTGCCACCTACGGTTTAGGCGATTTGGCTGACTTTGTTTACACCGAAATCATCGCAAAAGAAACCGTCAACATCAATAACCCTGATGCAATCATTTTTGCTATCCGTGAACAGCCAACATATAAAAAGCGTTTTGCTGGTAATGCTGCACGTCTAAAGAAGGGCTTGTCTGAACTTGATCCTGGTTCGTATATTGCGTTAGAAAACCAGTTCCGTCAAACTCTCCAATCCAACGGTTTGCCAGCCAACTTCTATGACCAAACAGAGGACTTTCAATCTTTGATCGAGGGTGACGTTTCCCCATCGGAACTGAATGAACGTGTCCAGCAGGGCTATCGTGCTGTCGCTGACGCTGATCCAGCAGTAAAGGAACAGATGCGTAACCTGTACGGTGTCACCGAAGGACAGTTAGCCGCATACTTCCTTGACCCACAGCGCACAGCCCCACTACTCACCCGCCAGGCACAGGCCGCCAACATCGCAGCCCGCGGACTAGAGCAGGGTGGCATCCAGCTGTCAGGTACGTTTGCCGAGGACTTGGCTCGACGAGGAATTACTGAACAGCAGGCTCGCGCAGGGTTCGTCGAAGTCGGCGGGTTAGGCGAACTACGACAGACTTTCGCTGGCGAGACTGCACTATCGGGTGAACAGTTGGCTGGGGCGCAGTTCGGGATTGATGTCGCCGCGCAACAAGAGCTAGAGCGTCGTAAGCGTCTTCGTACTGGTGAGTTTGCTGGTGGCGGATCATTTGCTCGGACAACTGGTGAAACATCAGGCTCCATTAGTACTGCGGTGGGTAGAGCGCAATAGCATACTTGACACTGTCAAGCAAGGTGTGTGTATACTAGGAATGTTCGGTTACGGACACCATTGGAAAACCCCCGATTTCAATGTGCAAAAGGGGTGAGACTTGCAGCCATTCGGGAACCTCCATCCGAGTGTGGGCAGAAGGAGTGGGTCATGTCAGATGCAAACTACGAGTTTGAGGATGATGCAGTACAAGACCAGCAGCAATCGAAGGACCCTGTGCGGGCGCACTTGCGGAAACTTGAAGCCGAGAATAAGGCTTTACGTGAGCAGGCAGCATCAGCAGAGGCAGCCCGACGAGAACTTAACTTCGTGAAAGCGGGCATGGACCCGAACGATCCGAAGTACAAGTATTTCGTTAAAGGCTACGACGGTGAATTAACACCTGAGGCCATTCGACAAGCAGCAGAAGAAGCAAGTCTCATACCTAGTCAGAACAAGGAAGTGGTTGCTGAACAGCAGTCATGGAACCGTGTGGCACAGGCAGCGCGAGCTGGCGAGACTAGCGAACCTCCTGTTGATTACGCTCAACGTATTGCCAATGCAAAATCCACAAGTGAAGTGATGCAACTGCTAGCCCAGGCGCGAGCCGAAGCAGAAAAATACTAATCACTCCCCTTAGGATTCACATTCTTTGGGGCTACCCCTAAAGGAATAAAGAAATGGCAATTACACAGGCCAGTTCGGTTTCTGTAGATCAGTCTGCTTACGATCGTTTGGCGTATTTCGCCCTACGTTCAGAGATGCTGTTCGATCAGGCAGCCGACGTTCAAGCAACAAACCAAGCTATGCCAGGATCAGCTGTAATCTTCACGATTTTCAGCGAACTTGCAGCAGCAACTTCAACCCTCAGCGAAACCACTGACCTTACCCCTGCAACAATGGGTGACAGTCAGGTAACGGTCACTTTGGCTGAATACGGCAACACGATTGCAACAACCGCAAAACTCCGTGGAACAGCGTTCTTGGATGTTGATGCAGCAGCAGCGAACCTTATCGGTTACAACGCTGGTGACTCATTGGACCAGGTTGTTCGCGAAGTGCTTGCAGCAGGAACCAACGTTGCATACGGTGGCGGTGGATCATCTGATCCTTCAAGCCGTGTAACGGTTGCAGCAGAAGACATCATTGAAGCCAACGACATCCGTAAGCAGACTGCTGCTTTGCGTGCTGCAAACGTTGCAACCTTCAATGGTTACTACATGGGCTACATCCATCCTGACGTGTCGTACGACCTTCGTCGTGAAACCGGCAACGCATCATGGAACGCACCTCACATCAACGTTGACACAGAAAACATCTACAACGGCGAAATCGGAACCTTTGAATCAGTACGATTCATCGAAACCCCTCGCGCCAAGGTGTTCACTGATGCTTCAAACGGAACCAGCACAACTGGCAACGTTGACGTGTATTGCACGCACATCATGGGTCGTCAGGCTCTTGCAAAGGCATACAGCCAAATTGATGGCAACGGTGCTTTCGCAAAGGTTGTTCGTGGCCCAGTGGTTGACTCGCTCATGCGTTTCAATCCAATCGGTTGGTATTGGCTCGGCGGTTATGGCCGCTTCCGCGAAGCTTCGTTGCGTCGCATTGAGTCGTCATCCAGCATTGGTGCTAACTAGTAGTTAGTTAGTCCTCCACAAGATGTGGGGTAGCCGAGTCCCCTCGCTCGGTTGCCCCACTTTTTGTATTTGGTATAGTCTTTTAGACGAAAGGTTTGTATGTCGATTTCTAACTATGCGGAATTAAAGATTCTTGAACACACGACAGGCAAGACTGCTTGGACTATTCCTACGAACGTTTATGTGAAGTTGCATACCGCGGATGCTGGTGAGGCTGGTACTTCTTCGGCTGCTACTGAGACAACTCGCAAGGTTGCTGCGTGGGCTACTGCTTCGTCTGGTTCTATTGCAACTTCTGCAACTTTGGAGTGGACGAACGTTGCTGCTACTGAAACTTATTCGCATTGGTCTTTGTGGGATGATGTGTCTGCGGGTAACTGTTTGTGGACTGGCGCGTTGTCGTCGTCTGCTGCTGTCACGGCTGGTGACACTTTTCAGATCACTACTCTCACGCTGTCGCTCGACTAGCCGTTAGGGGATAACCCCTCATGGCGCAAACAGCAGTCACAGGTTTTAGCGAACCGTTTGTTGACACCCACCCGTTTTATCGGGCAACTTATTTCCGTGTTGTTGGTCGTACTGCGACGGGTTCGGGTAATGGTTCTGCGTCTGTTGCTTCGGGGTCTGCTCAGGTTCGTTTAGGTCAGTTAACTGACTTCAGTTTCCCTTACCGTTTCGGTGGGCGTTTCTATTTGGGTGTTCGTGCGGTTATCACCGTTACTGCTACCGCATCAGGTTTAGGTACTGCTTCTTCTTCAGCCCAGGTATTGCGTCAACGACAGGGTACGGGTAGTGGTACGGGTTCTGAGTCTGCGACACGGATTGTTGTTCTTCTGCGTAGCGCAACTGGTTCGGGTGTTGGGACGATGGATTCAACGGGGTTGCATATTGCGCCTCGTACAGCGTCAGGTAGCGGTGTTGGCTCTCAGAGTGCTACCGGCAAGATTACGCCTGTTAGAACGGCTGTGGGTAGCGGATCAGGGGATTCTGTTGCCACGTTTATTCGTGTCCCTTTGCGTACTGCCACGGGTTCAGGTGTTGGTTCGGGTGATGGTGTTGATCTTGTTGTCAACATCCGTACTGCCACGGGTAGTGGTGCTGGTGATTCGGTTTCGTTGGGCGGAATCCTTTACATCCGTTCCGCTACAGGATCAGGCACAGGTACATCTACAGCTGATTGGGTTAAGTCCCGTATCTTCCGTGTCCCTTACACCTACAACTATCCAGGTGCTACATACCGTGATGTGGGTGCAGCAAACCGTTTGCAACGATACAACCGAACCAATGTTCGTGTACGCAACCTGTATGAACTGACTGACGGAAGTTACACAACAGTCGATCAACGCGATCAAGGTCAGGTAGTCAAACTGTGGCTAGGTGGCCACGACCATTACCTAACTGACGCAGAAGTTGTAGAGTTAACCGCAGCAGGATTCGGAGCAAGCATCACCTAATGGCTATCTTTCGCACACCAACAGACAACTTTTCCCGTAAGACATTTCCTGAAATGTTTACCAAAGGAATTGTGCTGTCACAAGAACAACGACTCGCCAACCGTTTAGCATCCCATGTTGCCCCAACTGCTAGAGGTAGGAACGTGTACCTGTTGAACACAGGGGCATATACAGAGAACCAGCCTGGTGATATGTCTACGGTGGCGAAGGTGTACTACGGTGGGCATGAAATTGAAGTAGATGCTGCTGAGGTAGCATCGCTGACAGCAGCAGGATACGGGAGTTATATCAGTGGTTAAACATCAAGAAACGCACCCCCATTTAGATGTTGAGGGATGCTTCGGTTGTAAGATTGCTTATGTTGGTATCGGTGCTGACGCTATGCCGTCGCGTGGTGGTAAAGCCCGTGTCGCAACGATCAACGACAAAGACCGTGTGCTAGACAAGGACCTAGACGCATACCAGCGTTTACGTCGTAACGGGGTGCAGCCTCGCAAGATTGACGGTGCAGCAAAAGTTGAGAAACGAGCAGAAGAAAAATGGCAAGTCGAAACGGGAATACTCCCCAATACCTGAGCCTTGTCGGTGTGAACCTACCTCATGTGGGGTACGGCAAAATGGTGTCCGGCTTACGGGATGCGCTATCAACCAAAGTTGAACTGTGTGATGACGCTGAACGGGTTGTGTTTGCTCTTAGACCGAACCTGATTAAAGGCTGGACTACTGGACAGAACCCTGCGTTGCTGACCATGTGGGAAACGAACTGGTTGCCGCCACAGTTCTCCGAATATCTGCACCTCTTTGACACGGTGATCGTGCCATCCCTCCATAACTGGGAATTGTTTTCACAGTTCCATGACAACGTGCGTGTAATACCTTTAGGGGTTGACCGTGATGTTTGGTATCCGAAGGCTCGACCAGAGAACAAGAAGTTCAAGATTCTTTGTGGCGGCTCAGAGTGGTATCGCAAGGGCTTAGATGTTGTACTCAAAGTATTCTTGGAGATGAACCTGCCTGACGCTGAACTGCACATCAAGATCGTTCCCCCGTATCTGTCTGCCCCACCAAACCTGGACTACCCGAATGTGGTGGTGCATAACAAGTGGATGACTGTAGAAGCCGAAGCCGATCTGGTTCGTTCTGCTGACTGTTTCATTTCGGTGTCCCGTGGCGAAGGTTTTGGGTTGATGCCTTTACAAGCAATCTCTGCTGGTGTACCCACCATCCTGTCCGACGCGCATGGTCATCGAGAGTTCTCCGATCTAGCAACACACCGCATCCCTACCCGTTCTGTACCAACAAATGAGGGTGTGTGGCAGAACATGGGTGACTGGGATGAACCTGAATTTGATGCAATATTTAGTGCGATCAAAGACCTGTATGACAACCGTGACCGCTACCGGCAACAAGCAGAAACTTACGCTGGTGAGACATCCGCGTTTAACTGGAACACGGCAGCCGACCAGTTGCTACAGGTGGTCAACCCGACAGGCAACAGGGTTACTGGTAAGTGGAAGGCGTTGGAACCTGAGTGCGAGATTGAGGTAAAGAAACGGGTGCAGGCTGACATTGGCGGGCATCGGGTGGAACTAACCCCAGGCGTAAAGCACCGTGTAGTGTTGAATGTACGTGACGTTTTGAAAGCAGCAGGACTCCTGATATGAAAAAAGATAAGCCAGTTTGGGAAACACCAAACCCTAAGAAGAAATCAAAGAAGCTTTCCCCTAAGAAGAAGGCTATGGCTAAGGCATCAGCGAAGAAGGCTGGTCGTCCTTACCCGAACCTGATTGACAACATGAAGGCTGCTCAGAAGCGTGGCTAAAACTCCTGCTTGGCAACGCAAGGAAGGCAAGAATCCTGCTGGTGGTTTGAACGCTAAAGGTCGTGCGTCAGCAAAGAAGCAGGGCATGAATTTGAAGCCACCTGTTTCTGCTTCACAGGCTAAGAAGTCTCCGAAAGCAGCGGCTCGACGTAAATCGTTTTGTGCGCGGATGGGAGGTATGCCAGGTCCGTTGAAAGACAGCAAGGGTCGTCCTACTCGTAAGGCTTTGGCTTTGCGGAAGTGGGACTGTTGAGGCGTGGTAATCTGATTGCCTAACTAGCGAAAGGTTGTACTATGCCAAAGGTCGGAAAGATGGAGTTCCCTTACACCGCTAAGGGTATGGCTGATGCCAAGAAAGCCAAGAAGAAGATGGACAAGCCTATGAAGAAGGCTAAGAAAAAGAAGTAAATGTCTACTGCTGGTGCGCTCCTTGATCGGGTGTCACGCCAACTTCTTTCTGGGACTGTTGAGGAACGAAACAAGTTAGCGTCATCTGTTGATTCTGATGACACGTCTTTTGTCATGTCCTATGACTTAAGTGGGCTTCGCGCTGGAACAGTTTTTGAAGTTGACTCTGAACTGATTTATGTTTGGGAAGCAACCAGCGGTAACAAAACATTGACGGTTGAGCGTGGCTACGGTGGTACTACCGCAGCTTCACACTCGGCTGGTGCGATAGTGGTGTTGAATCCGCGTTTTCCTAAAGCACAAATGCTGGAAGCGTTGAATCAGGATATTGATGACTTGTCCAGCCCGTTAAACGGTTTGTTTCGTGTTGTGTCTGCCAACGTAGATTACAACGGTGCTGACCGCCAGATCAACTTGACTGGTGCGACGGCAATAATTGACTTACTTGATGTTCGTTTGCGTTACCTGAGTAGTGACTATCCGGTGATCCGCAAGGTTCGTTTGCAGCGTGATCTGCCAACAAGCGATTTCGCTTCAGGGTTCGCACTTGTGTTTGATGAGTCGGTGATGGCTGGTACTTTGCGTGTCCGTTACAAAGCCCCGTTCACCCGTGTGTCCACTGTCAGCGACAGCTTGCAGTCGGTTGCCAATCTCCCTGTAACGATGGAAGATATTTTGGAGATGGGTGTGATGTCTCGAATGTTGTCTACCCGTGAAGTGAAACGTAACTTTATTGAGTCGCAAGGTGATACTCGTCGTTCTGATGAGGTTCCACCT